CATCGGACAAGATGGAGGTACGACAGGTGTAGGTGCATGGCTGTACAAATCTTTGGGCAAATCACTTTCAGATTTAGGTGCTAAACTTGGAACGCTTGCAAAAAGCAAAGTAAGTGATTCATGGTCTTGGGTTGGTGCTTACAACATGACTGATGGACTTGAATTGAACGACATCGCATTTAGCAATGGCACAACCTATGATGCAGCTTACACCGCTGGCATCCTCGAGCAGTTGGTGACATACGGATATTCATTCCTTTTCAAGATTGTTGACACCGTTGGAACATACAACACGCAGCCGAACACATGCACACTTGAATCTTCTGACTATCGTTTCCTTTACCTTAACAGGGTAATTCAAAAGGCTGGCAGGTTAGAGAGAATAGGAATGATACCTTACCAATCTTCACCTGTACTTCTGAATGCTGATGGAACGATGACCGATGTAACAATCGAAACATTCCGCAGCGCAGTTGAACAGCAGCTTGACAGCATGGTAAGAGCATCCGAAATAAGTGCATATCAGGTATTGATTGACCCATTGCAGTTGATTTTGCAAACAAATGCAGTTGAGATTGCAGTCAATATCCTTCCTGTTGGCGTTGCTGACTACATCACAATTAAGAACACATTCACCCTTTCAATCGCTTAAAAAATTATGGCAACATTGATAAATGGCGTTAGTTATTCATGGAGCAACCTCAACTTTGTCGTAGGGGGTGTTCCGATTGTTGGAATAACAAAAATCGCCTACAAAAAAGACCAAGTAAAAGAGAATATCTACGGAGCAGGAAATCAACCTGTATCGCGTGGATATGGAAATGTCACTTACGAAGGAAGCATCACTATCAAGCGTGAGGAATTGCAGCGTTTAATCATTGCAGCACCTAACAAGGATATTGCCAACTTCGCACCATTCGACATTCCTGTGATTGCAGCTGGCACAGGTGTTACACCAATCAAGGACACGCTGAAAAGTGTGGAGTTTAAAGGTTTTGACATGAGTGCATCGCAAGGAGATACATCTGTGGATGTTGAATTAGAACTTGTAATTGGCGAGATTGTTTCTGCTTAAAAATCAATTATCTTTGTGGACATGAAACCACAAGAAATTGAATCAAAAGAAGCGGAATTAACTTCCAAATACAATCGAAAAGTAACGATAAAAAGGTTTCTTCTTCCAAATGGAGAGGAAGCCTTTTTGTCATTAAAAAACCCGCAGTTTTACGAAAAGATGATGGCATACGACCAGTTTGCACAATCACAGATGGCAGCGGCAACATATCTTTTCAATGCATCGGCAATAAAAGAAGAAAGTGATGAAAGATTCTGGAGTGAAAAAGAGGAGCATGAAGAACTTCGCATGGGTGCATTGGTTCATTGTTTAGACCTTGTATCTTATGCCATACCCGAAGTAAAAAAAAAATAAGTGAAGCGGTTGAAAAATACGAAAAGGCAATATCATCAGATGAAGGGTACATCATGCGAATTGAAACATGGGTGCGACATTTTTTTCATGTTGAAATCAGAGAAAAAGATGCTGATGAGATTGGTAGGTTATGGGTGCAATGCAAATGGCTAATGAAGCAAAAGGGCTATAAATTTGACTAAAAAATGGCAATCAATAACGATGTAAGATATACGGTCAGTTTGCGTGACCTGATGACTGATGGCATCCGCAGGATGACGGGTCAAACGGACAAGCTAAATGATTCTGTAAAAAAGACCAATAAAAGTTTATTGGACATGAGAAATGCTTCCCGAATGATTGGCAGCACCATGTCTGCATTTGGCATTGGGCTTGGCATTGCAGGTGTTGTGTCGTTTGGAAAATCAGTAATTGAATCATTAAAAAACTACGAGTATTTTTCTGCATCATTAAGAACATTGATGCATGGTGATGTGCAGTCTGCAAAGGCATTGGAATCGCAGCTTGTTGAACTTGCAAAGAAAACACCATTCAGTTTAGTTGAGGTACAGGATGCCACAAAGCAGTTGATGGCTTATGGATTTTCCGCAGGCAGCGTTACAAAAAACATTGCAATGCTTGGCGATGTTGCCTCTGCATTGAAGATTCCATTTGGCGATATTGCTTACATCTATGGCACATTAAAAACACAAGGCAGAGCATACACAAGGGATATCATGCAGTTTACACAGCGAGGTATTCCCGTTGTGGCAGAACTTGCAAAGCAATACAATACCACCACGCAGAATGTTCAAAAACTTGTCGAGCAGGGCAAGGTTGGATTTGCGGATATAGAGAAAGCATTCCAAAGCATGACAGCAGAGGGCGGCATGTTCTTCAATATGATGGATGAGCAGAGCAAGACCGTTGGTGGAAGAATTTCAATGCTTGGAGATTCATTTGAGCAGTTAAAAGTAAACATCGGCAAAGGTCAAACAGGCATCATTGCAGGGATAACAAATTTGTTGGAGCAGTCAGTATCTGCATTATCAAGATATTTTGCGGAAGCAAACCGCATGTATGAAAACTTTGCTAAAAACGGAGCGCAGCAGTTTAATTTCTTTGAAAAAGCATTGCATGAAACGGTTGGATTATTGTCAGGCTATCATGCCGGATATTACAAGTTAATTCAGGCAGAAGATTTTGAAAGAAAAATGTATGCCTTCTCAAACACAGCAACTGAAAACATTGCCAAAGCATACGAAAGCAAAGCGACATTATTAAGGTATCAGGTCAAGGCATACAATGATTTAAAAAAGGGCGAAATAAGCGAAAAGGATTATCTTAGGAGAAGGGCAACAATTAAAGGCGCATTGGGAGATGTTGAAGGGCAGATAAGATTATTTAGCGAAAAAGGCAAGGTTCAAAAACCTGAAACGGGCATGGTTGAATCAACAGCTTTATCAGGTGCAGGAGCGACGAAAGCCGAAGCCCCGAAATACACGCAAATAAATATCAGCGTAAACAAGATGCAAGCAAGTGAAAACATATACATTGAAAGTGGTGTAAAGCAAAGTGAAAATCAAATTGCAAATAAGGTTCTCGAAATGCTCACAGGCGCATTGAATGATTCACAGCGCATGGCAGGTGTACACTAAAAAAAACAGACATGGCAGTTAATGGAATTTATATCCCTGACAGGAATAATCAGATACCTGAAAGAATTTATCAGATAGGCGAGGCATTCGGTATTCAGCAAATCACCGCTGGCATCCGTTCGGCATTCATGCCACCTGACAAGGGCAAGGATAACAAGGTGGAAAGAAAATCCTTCTTGGGTACACCTGTGATGAGTAATTTATCGATTGCTGCCGATGAGTACACGACGTCATCCGGGCAAAGGGTGAAGTTTGCCAACTTAGATTTTGATTGCGTTTTATTCGAGATAAGACAAATCAAAAACATCATCTACACACCGATACAGGGCAGAGATGGAACGGTGAAGGAATACATCGGCAATGGTGATTATGACATTACATGCCGGGGAGTAATTGCAGGAGCAAATGGAAGATATCCGAACAAGACCAACGGAACACAGAGCGGAGATACATTGAATGTCGTTGAGAACTTGCTTGCGGTTGCAAACTGCAATCAGGAAATCACCATCAACTCATGGTACTTGACCGAGATATTCGGCATCTTTCAGATAGTGATAACTGATTTTGATTTGGGGCAAGAGGAAGGCATGTACGGCATGCAGAGATTTTCTTTCAACGCAAAAAGCGATTCACCATTCACCATCAAGCTGAATGCTTAATTTAAAATCATTCATAAAAATTACGCAACAGGGAAATAAAATTTACCCGAATAGAAGCGATACATTCACTTTTGATTTCGTCAATAGTGTTGAGGTCGTTTCGACATGGGAAAACCTCGCAGACACAGCGGAAATAGTAATGCCGCAGAAGTGTTATGTACTTGACAAGAACGGCAAGCAGTATTCATGGCTTGGAAAGAACATTGGAGGCAAGCAGGACACATCACCCATCATCATGAGAGGGGATAAGATTGAGATTTCACTTGGATATAACTACTTCGATGTAACGCAAGGCGTGAACAAGCGAGTGACCGAGATGAACTTGGTTTTTTCGGGATATATTTCAGAGGTGAAAAGCAAAAAGCCCATCACCATTAAGTGCATGGACAACATGTGGAAGTTATCTCAAACGCTTGCACCTAACAAAGTTTGGACAGGCAAAACCATTCAGGAAGTGGTGGAGGAATTATTGAAGCCAACAGGATTAAAGCTAAACACCACGATAAGCGGTGAAAAATTATCCACAAAAATAAATCCACCTATTCAATCACAGAATCAAACCATTGCACAGGTGCTAGAGATGATTCAGCGGAACTACAAGTTTGAAACATTCTTTAAAGGAGATACGCTGTACACAGGTGCATTCAGGTATTATACTGATAATGTGAAAGAGCATGTTTTCCGTTTTCAGGATAACATCATAAGTGATAACCTTGAGTATGTCCGCACCGATGATGTAGTGCTTGGCATTCAGGCACAATCTTATGAACAGGTTGCTGTTAATACAGGCACACGCAAGGATGGCAGAGCAAAAGTAAAGACAAAGAGATTGTCTTGTTTTGCGGTTTGGCAGTTTGGTGATGTTGTCGTTTATGATGCAAAGCCCGAAGGATGGCAAGGTGAGCAGCGCAGTTTAAATCTACCTGCAACCACATTGGATGAGTTGAAATACTTAGTCAAGAAAAACGCTTACAAATTAATCTATCAAGGATTCAAAGGTGAATTTACAACCTTTGGTTTGCCCTTTGTTCGGCATGGAGATAACATCATACTAAGAGATACGATTTTGCCCGACAGGAATGGCACATACAAGGCAAAAAAGAATACTATCAATTTCGGCATGAATGGCTTTCGCCAGACGATTGAAATTGATATGAGAGTAGATACATTAAGCAAGGACACGATAGATTCAGGAATATGAAACAAAGCGGAAACAATGCAAGACCAATCATTGAGGTGATACGAAAAATCAGCAATCCGATGGCGTTGGATAGCTTTTGGATTGTCATTGGCGAAGTTATTTCTGTGGATGAATATGAGCGCACATGCGTTGTGCAACCATTGAATGATAAAAGCGAGGCAGAGATACCGAATGTTAGTTTGTCAGCCGAAGCAAACGATGGGCAGATATTAATTCCGGAGGTTGGAAGTGCTGTAATTGTTGGCAGAACAGAAAAGTTTCAACCATTCATCATCCTGACATCCGACCTTGCAAAGTATATCCTGTATGCGGAATTAATAAAATTCAACGGAGATACGCATGGCGGAATACCCATTGCAGATGAGATTGCCTCGCAGGTTAATGCAGGTTTAAACGCAATTAAAGCAGCATGTATTGCAGCGTACACAGCGCAAGCAGGTATTGATGGCAGCTTAGGACTTAACGCATTCAACGCATCCATAACTGCATTGCAACCAATCAATTCAATAACTTTGCAAAACACAAAAGTAAAACATGGCAACGACTGACTTTTTGATAGCAGAGGACAATGATGAACTAATTGTTGATGGTGATTATGCTGTGGGTGATAGCACTATTCAGCACATTGATGATTTGATGCTTGCAAGCCCCGGCACATGGCGTGAATATCCATTGGCAGGTGTTGCCATCGGGCAATATCAGAGCGCACCATTGAACCAAAAACAAACGATTGAGCGCATCATCTATGAGCAGTTGATAAACGATGGCTTTCAGAATATATCTATCATCACACAACAAGATTTATCAAGCAATTCACTACAATTCAGCGTAACAGGTGAGCGAGTATAGGGTAATAAAAGGACAGAGCATCAATGATGTGTGCATCGTTGTGTATGGCAATTTGGAAAGGTTGCCGCAGCTTCTTATTGACAACCCTTTTATTAATTCATACACCTATGTATTGCAGGGCGGTGAGTTGATTAATTACGATGCAAATCTATACAAGCTACCACCACGCACTATCACAGCATCATCGGTTATTGATAGCACCTTGAAAACAAAACAAGGGCAAGCGATGCAGAACATTTTTGATATACTGATTCAAACTTATGGGCGCATGGATGACCTTTTGATGCTCATGGTTGATAGCGGAGAAAATGCATTTGGGGATATGTCAGCAAACGGAAAAATCTTTAACTTTGACGAAAGCAAGATTGAAGACTTAATTCAGTATGCAAAACTCAAAAAAATATCATCAGGATTATTGGGTTTCCCCGGTGGCGGTGGCGGTAGTATTGCCATTCCACCGTTTGCATTCAAACAGAGTGCATTCTCATCAGGATTTGCTTAAAAAATAGGATATGTCAACAAGGTCGCAGATAACCACAGAGATAAACCTTCGCATCAATGACAACATTACGCAGGACATTACTCCGTTGGATGTGCGCACGGTATTGGATTTGTTGAATGCGAATGGCATCAACTATGATGATGATGTACTGACAGGCAATTACAGCAAGAATTTTTCAATCACACGGGCAAATCTGCAAACTGCAATTACGGGTTCTGCATTAGTTTTAAAGGCATTTTATCTTATCACAAATGCAGTTGGGAATACGAGGGTTGTACTTGTTCAGGCATCATCAGCAAACACATTATACGCTTATGCAACGGATGTAAACACAGGTGCTATTGGTACATACAATGTAAGCACAGATGTGTTTACTGCGCCATCTGGTTCAGGTGTTGCAGGCGTAACGGGAAATATCGTTGACAATACCGACCCTACGAACCCTGTGATTACTTCGCCATACACGAAAGATGCAAGTGATAATTTGTTTTTTGATGGCATTACAGCAACGCTTGGTAGTGGGTGTGTAAACAACATTTTTCATCAAGGTGCATCAAGCAACATACTTGGAACTAATTGCATTAACAACATTTTTGAGCAGGGTGCAAATGGATTTACTTTCGGAAATGTTCTTCAAAATGTAACAATTCGCTCGGGAGGTGCAGGGCAAGATTTTTCCGCATCACCTGACTATGATTTTTTGTACAATCAAACTTTTCCTGCTGAAATTTATTATGCAGGGGATTTTTACCACAAGATAATTGATGCAACCAAGCATCAGTATATTGTAACGAATTTAACCACGCTGGATGTTTATTATTATGGCGTTGGTGCGATACCTATCACACGGGCAGATTTGCAAGCGTTGTCAACTGCTGGTGCATTAATAGCAGGCCAAGCATACATCATCACCAATGCAGTTGGGAGTACAGCACAAATTCAGGTAGTTGCAGCAAATGTTACTAATTTATACGATACAGGTTTAAACCTAACGACCAACACCGTTGGGCTTTATGATATAGCCTTAGACACCTACACAGCATCGGGAGGCGGTTCAGGCGTTGCATCAGTAACCGCTGGAACGAACATATCCATCACAGGCACATCAACTGACCCTGTGATTAATTCGCTTTCCGATAGATATAAAACGACAAGTGCGACATCAAACACAGTAGGCAACGGAAGCAAAACATTCACCGTTGCTGCAAATTTATCCTACATTCCATTGCAGGAGATATTGGTGGTTTTTGATTCATCAAATCACATGCATGGCACGGTGACAAGCTATTCAGGAACTACGCTTATTGTTGATATAAAAAATCACACTGGCAGCGGAACATACACATCATGGGTAATTAATCTTGATGGCACACCTGTTGATGCTATCACAGGCAGCGGAACAGCAGGACAACTTGCCGAATTTAGCAGCGCAGGAATTATTCAAGCAGTACCTTTAGGAGTATATGCCAAAACAGAAGAAGCTATTGCATACGCATACATATTTGGATAAAGAAAATGAAAAACCTAATCACACCATCATACACATTCACTCCCGGTGCTTCTGGCGTTGGAACGATAGACACGAACATCGTAAACTTTGACATCAAATTGCTATATGCAATTATCAATGTTACACGCGAAACGATAATTTACACTCCCGCAATATCAGGCAGAGGTTACACAAGCATAACAGGCGATACTATCACTTTGGAATTTGCCACAACAGGAATGAACAGCGGAGATATTCTGCAATTCATTTATGATTCCACAGCCGATTATCCTTCGTTTGTCAACACAGGACAAGCACAGCCATTGACCGAAGCACAATTAGCGACAGCAGAAATAACACAGGCGTTGCGACAAATACAAACAGAGGTTGAGGTGTTGAAAAACTCCATCGGACAAACAAGAGTTGATGCATCAGGCAGGTTGCGTGTTCTGTTAGATTCAATCTCTGCATCATTAACGCTTGCAACAATTACCACCGTCGGAACTGTTTCAACCGTGTCCACCGTGACCAATCAAACACAGATAGGTGGAACGAATGCAAACGACCAAGTACCTGCATTGCGTAGGCTTGCAGCAGACACACTACTAAGCAAAATCATAATCACATAAAAATAAAAAATGCCAACAACGAACTATAACAGAAAGGGATTAAACCTAAGAAGGTGGGAACCTGTGCAGGATGCTCTTGCCGCAACTGCCGCAGGTGCTTGCGTAGCTTTAGCCAATCAAACGAAGCAAAAGGCTTTGCATCTTAATTCAGGCACAACCGCTTTTCTTTACACTCCCGAAGAGGATGGTTTTGCGACATTAGCCTCTCCTGCATTAGCAGGTACATTTGGAGCAGGTGCAGCTATCTGTGCAGGACATTGGAGCATCGGGTCATCCGCAGGTTTTCAAGGCTTAACCGCAACCGCAGGAACGACATCAACCATCACCACAAATCAAACTATCGTATCTGATTTAAGAGGTTATCCTATTCATATTCTTGCAGGAGCAAACGCAGGGCAAACATTAACCATCCGAAGCAACACCATCGGAGCAAATGCCATCATCACCGTTGATGTACAGGGAAGTGCTTTTTCTGCATCAACCGTATATAGATTAGGCACTCCCGTTTGGTATGTGAACGGCGCAGGAACGACAGGAGCAGGAACTTTTAGAAAGTATGATTGGGCAACGAATACTTGGACAACATTAGCACAAACAGGATTGCCCGGAACGATTGCAACCGATTCATGCTTGGTCACAACACCATCATATCAGGGAAGTGCTTATGTTTCGTTCGCGACAGGTACAGCCACAGCAGGTGCAGGTTCAACACTTACTAATAGCGCAAAGAATTGGGCTACTGACCAATGGAGAAACTCCCAAATTCGAATTGTTAGCGGAACGGGAGCGGGTCAGATAAGGACAATTTCTTCCAACACCGGAACCGTCATCACCGTTGCATCAGCTTGGACTACCCAGCCCGATGCCACAAGCGTTTATTCGATTGAAGGCAATGACGATTTCATTTACTACATGGGTTCGGCAGCAGTAACGCTTTATCGTTATTCCATAACAACCAACTCATGGTCAACATTATCACCAGTAGCAGCGCGAGCAGTTGCACCAGCAGGAGGGATGAGCGCCCATTGGATTTGGGGCGTAACTGAAAGCGATTGGACAACTGAAAACACAATCCGAAATGGGCAGCGTATTTATTCGTTCAGAGGTGGTGCAGGTATGGTTCTGGATTATTACGATATAGCAGCGAATACATGGGTAAGTGGTGTTAGTGTATCACCCAATTCAGAAGTGTTTGGCACGGGCTCGAAATATGCCTATTGTGGCAATTTTATCTACATCCAAAAGGATGCAACCTTGCGCTGGTATCGTTTGAATGTTTCGACAGGTGAGATGGATGGCTTCGGCACACTAAGAAATACATCAGGTGCAGCGATAGTTGGTAATACTGCATACATTTACCTTTATGCCGATGGTGGAACGGTTATTCCTTACCTGTACTTCATCCTCAACACATCAGTTCTTCATGAACGACAAATGATTTTTTAAACACCATGACAATACCTGAAATCATCAACATCCTGCAGAACAAAATTGCAGGATTGGAAAAGCAAAAAAAGTCAGCCGAAGAAGCTGGCGAACTTGCCGAAGTAGTACGCTATCAGAATGAAATTGCAGAAACAAAGGCAACGCTGATAAAACTTGAAACCATCGAACTGGAATAAGCCATGAAATTTCTTCT